CTATCAGTAGGAGGATTTGCCCCAGTTCTATAAACTGCTTTAGTAGTTGCTCTAGTATCTCCCTGAGTAGCAATCCATTCTATATCACCACCACCGCCATCAGAAGCATTTGTATATTCTAAAACAAACTCCCAAGTATTACTCTGCCCGTCCAATATACTCCAACTCTTAGTGCCATAGTAGGTAAGGGTAGCCGTTTTTGTATATCCATCTACAACATGAGTTCCTACATCGTAGGTAGCCGATCCGGGTTTTATCTCAGCATCCATATCTATTATGGCTTGATGAATATCTAAAGGATCTTCACCACCGGCAACCATAAAATGCCTCTGTAAAGTTTTTGATCCTCCACTAGCATTTATTTTACCCGCCCTAGTACCATCTAATATTTCTGTAATCGTACTCATTTTTTTTCCTTATTGCGGAACAACTATACCACTACCACTAGCAGATGATACTGCCTTAGCGGTTTCCTTGCTTGATTTTGCAATTACTTGTAGTAAAGAGGTTTGTTTTTTAACCTCTCTATTTCCAGTAGCTACAGTAAAACTTCCTATAGCTGTTGAAATACTAGCTGTGTTTCCTCCAGTTGAAGCACCTTTAGAATCTTCAACCCCTTCTGCTCCATCCGCTACGCTCAATCCCGCTATTTCTATTTTTCTCATCTCATCAATAATAGTTTTCTGAGCATCAGTAGCTCCTTTCTTCATAGCATCATAGCGAGCATTGATAGCAATTAACTGAGCTTTTTCTTCATCTCCTGCTTGCTCTGCTTTCATTATGGATAACCTAGTCTGTAGATCCATGGTTTTCTCTGCTATTCTTTTATTAGCTTCTATTTCAACATCTTTAATTCTTTGGATTTCATCTTCCTTTGCTTTATTTATTGCATCTTGCCTCTCTGTAGCTTTTTGTACCATTAGATCAGTAGTTTCATCAAATATTTTTAGAGCTACTCTTTTTTCCTCTTGTAATCTATCTCTGTCCGCACTATCTCCCATTAGGGATATGGACTCTATTCTCTTTTTTAAAGAAGCTTCTAGGTTTTCTCTTTCATCTCCTCTAGCTAGTTGTACCTGAAATTCTAAATCTGTTTCTTTATCTAGAGATCTTTTTAAAATCTCATACCTTGTAGCCATTGTATTGACATATCTACCTAGAGTTTCAGTTGCTTCCTTTTGAGATCTTCTGTTAGATAACCTTAACTGGTCATTTTGAAAAATCATCATTTCTATATTAAGGTTTTTAATTTTTGAAGCAGATTGAACAAAAACTTCAGCTAGTCCTTCAGCAACCCCTATAACTTGACTTATTATAGGTATTCCCGCATCCCCAAAAGCAAGAATAGCTCCACCCACTTTAGAAGCACCAGAAGCACCCTTATTACCAAATTCTTCCATAGCTCCAGAGATACCCTTAATAACTCCCTCAGCTATACCTAGTGCAGTAGTTACAACGCTGATTTTAGCTTGTAGCTCTACCCATGATTTTTTAAATTTGTTGGAAAACTTAGCTTGCTCCTTAACCATCTTATCAGTAGATCTTTTAAATTCAGATTCAGCTTGCTTTAAACCCTTTTGAAGTTCTTGGATTTCCGCTTCAATAGTTACTAGAATTTTTCCAATATTTTCAGCCATTACTAATCCTTAAACTGGGAAATCTCAGCAGAGAAATCAACAAACTCTCTATCACCCATTCCAGATCTTCTTATATAACTAATTCTATCAATCAGAATCAAGTACAAATCTATCGGCATATCTAAGGGGTTTCCCATTGAGGGGAAGAAGTGAGAAATTAAGCAAGCATTAGTTACCCAAGTGGGCTTCTGTTCTATTTCTTTTTTTTTGATTTAGAGGCGGATTCTTTTTCAAACTGAATCCCTAAAACCTGAACAGCTATACTTACAGCATCATTAGCTGTCCCTGCAAATCTATCTGAAATATTCTCTGCATTTTCAGATCCTTCAGATTCAGAAGCTACTCTAAGTATTTCTAAAGCACCCTCCATACCCATAGCGTACTCTATAATTTCACTCATTAACCCTCTGCTTTTATCGTGTTTAGATAAAGCTGAAACCCTATCAGCAGATTCTACATCTGCATCCTTGAGATCTTGGATAATTCGTTTTCTTTTTTCACTCCACACCTTATCACCAATAGATATTAGTTGATTGGGAGTTGTCCTCCTCACCCAAGCAACACCATCGGTAACAGGTACTTCTATTCTTTCATATTGCATACGAGCAGTATAGGTCAAAACCTACAACTTGTTATGCCCAAGTTTCTGTAACTGTGCCAGTAAAGGAGAAATCTATTGAAACAGTTGCTTCACCAGTTTTAGTAGTTGACATTGAAGCACCAGAAACAACACCAGTTCCCGCATATTGGTTTCCAGTTTGTGCTATTAATGTAATAGTAACTTCTGTTCCTGTTAAAAATTCACCAGAACCTAAATTAGGACTTGAGCCACTATCCATAAATCCCGATAAACTACCAGTATAGGTAGGCAACCCACCAATAAAAGCAGAGGTAGCATCTCCAAAAGCTGTAACATCGCTTACAACCCTGCTCATTGACATAGACCATGCATTAGCCGTAATACTATGACCGCTACAGGTAACTGATCCTTCATTTCCTACTATTCTAGACATTGTTTTTTCCTCTTAGCTAGTTGTTGCTTCCACTGAATATACGCTTTCACTTGAAATTACTTCACCAAACACAGTCCTATTATCTCTATCTAAGCAGAGTACAACTGTATTAGTATCATAACCAGTAGGAGCAAGAGTAGTCTGATTCATTAAAGTAAACAGCTTATCCTCTATTGTTCCTATAGCAGAAGATCCTAATCTTCTATGACCATATATGGTAAAAATTACCTGAGATTTAATTATGATGCTTCCAGTGTACAATCCTGCAACTGGGGAAGATTGAACCTCAAAAGTTAGCAAGGGGAGATCTGCATCATCCTTACCTTCCATCTCAAAAATTCTACCTCCTACTGCTGTATACAGAGAGGAAGCAGATTGATCTGCTGTAAGCTTAGTATAAATAGCATTAGTAATAGCTTGTGCCATATTACCTCCTAAAACCTAAATTGCCTTTTAGCAATTTTAATAATTTTTTCAGCAGATAATTCTTTTTTAATATGAGCTATGGCTTTTTCCTTCCAATATAACCCATCTTCCATGTAGTCCCTCTTACCTTTTCCGCTTTTATCTATAAGGTGAAAAGCATACATGAGATTGGAGTAAACTTCTGCAACATACTTACCCCTACTTTTTTTCTGGATTTTACTAGAAGCAAACCATGATCTAGCAAGATTTCCAGTATCCACAAATGGAATACTACTTCCTTCTGGAGAGGGAGAATTTCCACCAGAGGAATTACCCGCACTACCCAGAGCAGTACTTAGGTCTTTTCTAAATATGCTTGCAGATTTAACTAATTGTTGTCCTATTGCTTGGGTAATAGATCTCTCAAAAGCATCCCCAAACCATTCAGCATTTACTTTAGTCATTACTCAATCTCCACTAATTCAACAATCCTCTTCTGCATATGATTATCTTTATGGAGCATCAGTGATCTTCTAGATCCTGTAACTTCAAATACTCTAGTAGTACCTGAATCTGAATCATAGAATTGTATTCTGTCTTTGTGATTTATTGAAATCTTAGGAGATAGGTATCCTCTAGCTGTAATCTTTCCTCTAGGTCTACCACCCTCTACTACTTCATCTGAACCTCTAGGAAAGATAGCACAATCTACATTACTCTTAGAAACCGCAAAAGTTCTAATAGGAAAGCCACCAGAATCTACAGTTTCTGTAACAGTTAGAAGATCACACTTCACCCCTAGAGATTGAATCATTCCCTTCAAGCTCATTCAGCATTTCTCCTATATGGGTACATTCTTTCCATTTGATCATCTCTTAGCTCTACTGCTGACCTTGTTGCATAAGAATACCCATCTAGAGATTCACTTGCTACCGTTAAATCGTGCTTACCTTGATGGTATGCAACACTTGTCAATTCCCAACAGACCTCTTGCAATCCCATCGGTACAGAATCAAACTGATCATACCCTGCTGTATAATCCACAAATATATTATGAGATCCTCTAGGATAAACTAAAGCATTAGGATCAAATGGATACCACTGAGACTCTGATTGAGCAGACAGAAGATCTATTCTTCCAGTTTTTTCATCTAATCGGTAATCTGCATCTGTTGATTTTAGGTAGTAAAGTTGAGCAGAGTTAGTTAAAGCATCTTGCCCACCCTGCCTCATTAGCTCATCTGTTAATACTGTGTTGCTTGCTGTTGCAGTAAAACCAGTTGTAGCTGTAATTTGTGTAGCCATTAAAGCAGTAGTTTTATAGTCTGTAAATGCTAGTGATGTTTCTGTTTCTGCTCCTGCTGAATCCCACCTCTTCAAAACGATCTTATCATCCTGTACTTCTACAGTAGCTCTAAGATCTGAAGCTGTTGAAGCTGTAACAGAAATTGCATTCTCTCTATCCCATCCAATTCTTCTAATACTTGAAACAGGAAAATTAGGTATAGATAATGTTCCTGTACCAGAACCGCTAATAAACTCTTTATAGTTCTTAGTTATAAAAGTTCTCTGGCAAAACTCCTCAATCCTGCTAGTAGCAGAATCAAGCAACTCAGTTAGCAACCTATCATCGTCTGAGGTACTTATTCTTAAATACCTTTTAACTGCTTGAAGTGAGGTTATAGATGTTGCTGAAGTTGCCATTGAAATCCCTTATTCAAACTTGAGCGTAGGGGCAGGAGAGATTTTCTCTCCCACCCCATTTATGCTCATCAACCTAAACCCCTTGTAATAAGGGAGTTAGCTTAGGAGGAAGCTGTTGCTAGTGCAACAAATCCGCTACCGTCATGTACTTGAATGTCATATCGTGATGTTGCACGGATATTAACTTGATCTTCTGCGAAGTTTACATGGTCGCTTGTTGCGATCTGTATACCAGAACGATCACCAAATACTACTGCATCCATGAAGTTCCCAAAGTAACAAGAATCAATATCTACTGCTGTTGCAATAGGAGCTTGATCACTAAAGTTAACAGGGTATCCAAGGAATTGGACACCTGTAGAACCAACTCCAAGACTGTCAATGGTGTTACCACCCGCATCTGCAATTAGGCGTAGGACAACCTGTGAATAAAACTGACGGCTCATAACCCAACTGGCTCCATTGTGATATTTATCGCCAAGCGTACCAACAGTACTTACAAGATTTGCCAAAGTAAGCGATGCCCAAGTAGTACCCGCACCAGTTACAAAGCTGTGAGCTTTATTTTTCAAACCAGTAACAGAGCCAAAAGCTGAGGTTCCATCGCCTTGGATAAATTCTGTATCTTCTCGAATGCCGAGGGCTCGCCCCATATAATCTGCCAAGGTGTCGGCGAGGCTGAATAAAGCATCGGCACCTAATTCATTTGACCACTTCATGAGGCAAGCTCGTTTAGTGGCGGTAAGACCTACATTGCCCCATACAGCACTACTTTCAGTTATTGCTGAATTTTCAGCAGGATAATAAACTGTTGAACCACTTGTTAGGGAAGGAACATTAAGAGTATCGGCTGTCATAGGGAAAGTTCTACTAACTTTTCTAGCTACCCCATATTCTTCTCTCACATCTAAAATGGCTTGCTCTAACGGATCAGGCACTAAGAAACCACCGGCACTATTTGTACCTTCAGATTGTGCTTTCAATCCCGATGGAGCGTTATTGTTCCACCATTTAATTGAAGCAGGTTGTTTTAGAAGTTTAGCACCAATCCATTGAGCTGAAATATATTGATCTTCTGCTGATTGGAATCGGTCTGATTTTCTACTACTCATTTTGATAGAAGCACCAGAAGTAGGTAAAGCAACTTGCTTTTTACCTTTAGCTAGTTCTTCTCGGATTGATCGTCTTACTGTAGCTTGCATATCAGCTATAGCTGTTTCATCTGCTTGGATTTCTGCAACTTCTTCAGTAGCTTCTTCAACTTCATCATCTAGTGGCATTATGAAGAGTCAAATCAGCAGGATCACCATCTGCAAAAATTGTTTCCATACTGAGGGCATCTCCTTCAGCATTTAATAATGAGGCATCTCCTAACCATGCTTCAACCGCTTTAAGATTACCAGTACCTTTAAAAGGTGCTGATACTCCTAGTTGTTCGCATTGAGTTTTGCTCAAATTGCGAATCTGTTTTAATAATTGTTTCTTGTTCATTTTTTGTTTCTCAAATAAAATTACATTTCTAATAAAAATATCATGCTTCTAATATCGTATCCAACCCGCATCA